AAGGTGGAGGATCGGCTGAACGGACTTCTGTTTTCGCGAAACGAATATCATGCACCGAGGGAGGCGCTGTCCCGCGCCCTGAAATCGCCATAGTATTGAGCGGCCGGCGTGGCGAATGTTCGTGTCGGCATGAACTGTGGGCCGTTGACGCCCGGCGCGGGGCATGGACGCCATCCCACCGGACATCGCCAAGAAGCTGCTCAACCGCGACTTCGCCAATCTCGTCAAACGTGTGCAGGCGGGCGGGAAGATCAACCGCACCGAGCGGGCGATGTTGCAGTCGATGGCCTCGGGCGCGGGCGGCGACGGCCCGGCCTACGTGCGCAACTTCGTCGAGCTGGCGGTGGCGCTGAAGGTCAGCCGGCAGACGATCAACGGGTGGAAGAAATTCGAGGACGCGCCTAAGCCCGAGGCCAACGGCCTGCATGACGTGGCCAAGTGGCGGGAGTTCATGCGGGCGCGCGGACTCAAGGGCGGCGAGGAAACCCCGGACGTTCAGCAGGCGCTCAAAGCCCGGAAGCTGCTCGCCGAGGTGGAGGAGCGCGAGCTGCGGCTGGCCGTCCGCCGGGGTGACTTCGTGGCGGTGGAGCAGGTGAAAAAGGAATGGATCGCCCAGATCAGCCGTGCGCGGGCGCTGCTCGAAGCCCGGCTCCTTGATGAAATGCCGCCCGTGCTTTCCGGCAAGGACGCCCACGGCATCCGCGAGGAACTGGAGCGGTTCGTGATCGAATTTTACGAACTGCTGCACGGGGCTACGGACGCCGCGCGGAAATGAGCGCGTTGTTGGATGGCATTTGGCGCGACGCCTGGCGTCCGCCGGATCGCTCGCCTCCGTGGCTCTGGGCGCACCGGCATATCGCGGCGATTCCGTATTCGCCGATCCCCGGGCGGTTTCGCATCGAGAACTCGCCCCACATCCGCGAGCCGCTCGAAACCATTGTCGATCCCGCCGTGCGCCAGGTCTGCATCCTCGCCTCGGTGCAATCCTCCAAGACCACGGCCGCCGAGCTGGCCCTGTGCTACGTGATCGCCAATCTACCCGGCCCGACGCTCTGGCTCAACGAAACGGACGACGACGCCAAGGACCAGGCCGAGTCCCGGCTGCACAAGCTCTTCGAGGAATGCGAGCCGGTGACCCGGCTCTTCCCGCGCGACCGCCACAAGAAACGCACGGCCACGATCCACTTCGCCAACGGTATGACGCTCTGGGTGCTGGGAGCGCACAACAAAACGAACCTGCAGCGGCGCTCGATCCGCTGGATCTTCGCCGACGAATGCTGGTCCTATCCGCAGGGCCACATGGCCGAGGCCGAGGCGCGCGTCACCGCCTTCGGCTGGCTGGGCAAGTGCATCTGGATGAGCCAGGGCGGGGAGGAGGGCGACGATTTCGACCGCAAGTTCCAGACGACCGACATGCGCGAGTGGACCTTCGAGTGCCCGCATTGCCACACGCGCCAGCCGTGGAGTTGGGAGCAGGTCGAATGGTCCAAAACGGCCCGCGACGAAAACGGCGAATGGGATTTTGCCGAGGTGCGGCGCACGGCGGCTATGCGCTGCGTGTCGTGCAATTTCTACTTCGATGACAGCGACCGCATCAGGCGCGAGCTGAACGCCACCGGCCGTTTCGTCGCCCAGAACCCGCGCGCCGCGAAGGAAAATGTCGGTTTCCACTGGAACAGCCTCAGCACGATGAGCTGGGGCGCGCTCGCGGAGCTGTATCTGCGGGCCAAAGCCATTGCCCGCCGTGGCGACATCAGCACGCTGAAGCAGTTTTTCCAGAAACGCCTGGCCCAGCCGTGGCGCGAGTATGAGGAAGACTACAAGCTGGAGATCACACGCGGCGGCTATCGCAAAGGCGAACTGTGGGACGACGAGGCCGGCGTGAACGCGCGCGGCCAGATTGTCGCCGCGCCCTACGAGCCGGGCGACATCGTGGCTCCTCTGCGCATCCTCACCGTGGACTGCCAGATGGATCACGTTTTCGCGGTCGTGCGCTTGTGGAGTGCGACCGGTTCGTCCCGACTAATCTGGAACGAACGCTTGCTCACCTTTGAGGACGTCGATGCATTACAAACGCGCTTCGACGTGCATCCGAGCCTCGTCTTTCTTGATGCGGGCTATGCGACCTACGACGTGTATCGCGAATGTGCCAAGCGTGGCTGGGTCGCGCTGATGGGCGACCGGCGCGCGACGTTCGTCCACCGCACTAGGAGCGGGAAGAGCGTGCAGCGTTTCTACTCGCCCCGGCGTAAGGTCGTGCTCGGCCACAACCGGCACTGCTTCGTCCACTACTTCAGTGCGCTAAACATCAAGGACGCACTCGCGCGGGTGCGGCGCAATCAGAACCCGGAGCGCGGAGGGACGTGGGAAGTGCCCAGCGACATCGACGACGATTACCTCACGCAGATGGAAGGCGAGCAGCGCGTGAAAAAATCAGGCAAATGGCTCTGGGAGCGTATCGGCAAGCGGCCTCAGCATTTTTTCGACTGTGAGGTCATGCAGGTGTGCGCGGCGACGATGCTCAAGCTCATCGGAGCCGAGTCGGAATTGACACCCCCGGTCGAGAGTGACCAAGGAGGAACTTCGGGCCTATAACCGCGAATACCACAGGCGCTGGCGCCGCAACAATCCCGAGAAGGTGCGGGCGATCAGTCGCCGCAGCAAGGAGCGCCAAAAGGCAAAGCCGACGTTTCAGAAAGCCAGTCGAGAATGGGCGCGGGAATATGCACGACGACGTAGCAAAGACCCAGCTTGGCGGACGCTCAAACGCAAGTATTCGAAGCGTTGCTATGAGCGGGCGAGGCAGAACCTCGCCAAAGTCAACAAGAGGCGGGCTGAAGCGCTTGCTTCATACTACCGGTGCAAGGGCGACCCGGTTCGAAATGCGCGCCGACTCGCGCGAATTCGCGAGTGGCACCGGAACCGCGTCAAAGAATGCCCATCCTTCGCGATCATGAGGAACTTGCGCAGTCGCCTCAAGGCGTGCCTAAAGCGATCTCGCGCGCAAAAAAGCGATCGCACCATCGAATACGTCGGCTGCTCGTTGGCCGAACTTCGTCGCCACCTTGAGCGGCAGTTTAAGTATGGCATGACGTGGGCCAACCACGGCCGTGTCTGGCACATCGACCACATCATCCCGTGCGCGAAGTTTGATCTGACCGACGAGCGCCAGCAGCGACTCTGCTTCCACTACCTCAACCTCCAGCCCCTCCGCGTTGAGGAGAATCTGCGCAAAAAGGACAAACTGCTCGCACCTGCCCAACTGCCGCTCCTGCTGCCCGCCAGTTGACGCGGGCGGCGAGGCATGAAGCACGATCCCCTCTTCCATTCACTCCGACTCGTCCTCGGTATTCTCCTCATCGTGGCGCTCGCGCTGATTTTCGCCGGCTGCGGTGCGCCGATGCGCCTCGAGTATCAGAATCCAAAATACGGCGCCGGGGCCGTCGAATTCACGCTGCCGAAGAAAGGGGGCTACGCGAAATGAATCTCGATGCCACCATTCGTGCCGTGCAGGCCAAAGTCGGCGTAACCGTTGACGGCAAGGCCGGTCCAAAAACGTGGGACGCCATCCACCTCGCGATCATCGGCGAACGACCACCGGCTGATGCGCGCGTGCTCCTGCCCTCGGAACCGGAGTGGCGTTTTCTCAAAGTCTATCGTGAAGGCGACGACATCGTTGTGCCGGACGCCATTGCTACCGTTTTCGGCTGGGACACGGCGCTCGGGGTTCGCGACCCGGATGACAATGGCGAGTGCTCCAGCGGCAAGAGCACGAAGGACCATCCCGGGCTGATGGGCTGCGCCCTGCCGGTGAGCGAGGCACGCCGGTCCACGCGCGGCTCCGCATTTCCGAAAGTGCCGGGGCTCCCGTGGCTCACCAAGGTCGCGGTCACGCGCGGCGGCAAAACCATCACGGTCGAACTGGTCGATAACGGCCCATCGGCACCGCCGCCGAATGATCCCGAGCCCGCCGGCATCGACCTGACGCCCGCCGCGTGCCTCGCGCTCGGTTCGTCGCTTGAAGACATCCGGTGCAACCGGGTCGCGTTCAAAGTCAGCTTTCGCCTGCCCGGCGCGGGCCGCTACGTCCGGGGATGAACCCCTACGCCCTGCCTCACGGGCCGGAATCCCTCCGGCTGGAAGCCGTCACCGCGTGCGTCGGATTCGACGATCTGCTCGATGCCACCCTCGCGCTGAATCATCCGCATCTCGACACGATGATCGTCGTGACCAGCCACGACGACCGTCGTACCCAGGCCGTCGCGCACAAGCACGGAGCCACCTGCGTCCAGACCGATCTGTTCAAAAAGAACGGGCGCACCTTCAACAAGGGCGCGGCCATCAACGCGGGCCTGAGCCGGTTCCAGTATCATGGCTGGCGGCTGCATCTCGATGCCGACATCGCGCTGCCCGACAACTTCCGCCGCCTGCTCTTCAACCACACGCATCTCGATCCAACCTGCATCTACGGTGCGGACCGGTGCGACGTGATCGGCCACGAGGAACTGCGTGCGACCCGCGCCCGCGATCCGCAGCACGCCTGCGGCGCGTTCATCTCGCCGCAGCACCATCGCCCGCTCTCCCCGCGCTACGTCGATGCGCTGCGCGGCTACGTGCCCATCGGGTTCTTCCAACTCTGGCACGCGCACGCCCAGAAGCCCTACCCATATTCGCTCGGCACGGCGGCGCACGACGACGTGATGTTCGCCGAGCAATGGGCCACCGAGCACCGCCGCCATCTGCCCACGGTCATCTGCCACCATCTCTGCGCACGGGCACCAACGCTTGGCGAAAACTGGGAGGGCCATCGCCGACAGCCGCGCCTGAATAAATGAACTTTCGCAAAAACGCCTGAAACTCCCAAGCCATTCGGGTGTTAGCGGCTGAGTAAGTCTGTGTTCATCAAAGAATCTTACCAACTATTCAAACTTTCCTGTTGACTCGCAGAGAACACTGACTTACTGAGCCATACCTTCATCACCAATGAACTCGTTAAGAACATATTCAAGGCACTCGCAAGCAACCGCATGGTTGCGTTGCGCGGGTATGTTCCTGCGTATTGGCAAACCCGGATCCGGGTTCGGCGTCACGCAGCCGAGTTCCGCAAACGAAGACCATACCAAGGAGGCAGGCAGGTAGTTCACGATCCAACAGATCATCGATTTTCGAGAACCCTGCTCGCCTGATAAGCAAGCAGGGTTCTTCGTTTCCGGGTGACTCACCACTTTTCCAAACCGCGGCCAGACGGCCGCACAAACCAAAAGCAACCATACTGATCGACCAACACATTTGAACCACAACGTGGGCGATAAAAGCCCCGCCGCCAGCTGTAACTGACGACGGGGCGGAATCGGTCACCAATCCAGATAAGTCCCTAGCGGAGACGCCTGTGAGTTAGTAACCGCACAAACGGTGGCAGCTCACGGAGTAACTGTCAAGCCAGTCAATCTTACGATGACTAGCTAGCGGGTCTGTATTGTCTGATTCCTCGCCCTGACTTTTCCAGTCCAGAGGCTTCGCATGACTATCCATCATGCATCGGGAGGTGTGCCTGAAACACCGAAACAACCGCCGTGAAATCATCCTGCGGGTGCGAACTCAAGTTCCGAGTTGGCAGCGGTGTTTGTTCTTTTTGTCGTATGCGGCGCGGGTGTCACAACCCGCGCCGCCCATTTGCGGTCATCGTCCAAGAGCAGGATGCCTGAATGCCAATCAGGCGATGCCGGTGCAATTCCGGCTGACCGCACCACTTTCAAATACCCACAACACGGCGGGCGCCAGCTTGCGCAGCTTGGTCTCCAAAACCTTGCGGGCTCGGGGCAGCACCGAGACGCCGTGCCATTTCTTCAAATCGCGGGGGAGCCAGGTGGGAAGGCAGCGGCCTCATAAGCCGTCAATGAGCGGGTTCGATTCCCGCCCCCGCCATCAATTTCATGGGCCGCTCGACCATTCAGGAGGTCACTCGCCTCGCAAGCGGGAGAGCACGGTGCAAAGCCGTGGCGGTCCACCATTTCAAAATCGCGGGAAGGTTGAGAACCAGAGGAGTCTCATAAGCTCCCCTATCGTGGTGCGACTCCACGTCCCGCAACCATCTCGGGTTGGTAGCCGCGTAAAGATCGCGAGCCGCCTGTAAAGCGGATGTCCAGCCGGACCAGCGTCGGAGCGTTACCGACACAACCCACCATCCTTGGCCTGTTAGCTCAGCTACGAAGAGCAGCCGCCTGTCGAGCGGAAGGTCGCGGGAGCAATGCCCGCACAGGCCGCCATTTTCAATATCGCGCGCGAGGGAGACAGCAACCCGCCTCGCTTGGGACGAGGAGACACTCGGGGCAGCACCGAGGCGCGCGACCATTTCATTGAAGCTCCCGTGGCCGAGCAGACCACAGGCATCCGCCTTCTAAACGGAACGACGCAGGTGCAATTCCTGCCGGGAGCAAATTGCCGCTCCGGCGGCTATGCGGAATGCGCTCCGCGGTTTTCGGTGAGCGCTTTCGCGCGAAGCATTCCTCTCAACGCACAGAGTGTGCGGCCCGCCTGTTAAGCGGTGTGAGCTTGGTGCGATGCCAAGGGGAGGAGCCATTTCACAAACGGAGCGCGTCCGGCTGGCCGAGGACGCTGTCTTGAAAACAGTCGCACCAGCAATGGTGTCCAAGGTTCGAGTCCTTGGCGCTCCGCTTTTCTCACGTCCCTGTAGCTCAACAGACTTAGAGCGATCCTCTCCTAAAGGATCAGATGCGAGTGCAACTCTCGCCAGGGATAACGCCCGCATGGTGCAATAGCAGCACGCTTGGTTCTCAACCAGGAAACCCCGGAGCATTACCGGGTGCGGGTGCCACCTTCATTCGCCCGATAGCTCAAAAGGAGAGCGACCGGCTCACATCCGGCAGACCGAGGAGCGTTACCTCGTCGGGCGACCATCTTCATTCCTCCGTAGCTCAAAAGCAGAGCCCTCGCCCGATAAGCGAGAGACCGCGGCGCAATACCGCGCGGAGGGACCACTGGCTGCGTAGCTGAGATAGATTAGCACTTCGCTGAAGACGAAGGGAGTCCGGCGCGATACCGGACGCAGCCACCATTTTCGCGTCATTGGTGTAACAGCAAGCACGGCGGTCTTCCAAACCGCGGGCGCCGGGGCAGCACCGGCATGGCGCACCATTTTTAGCTCCCGAGGTGTAAGAGTTCTGCACGCCGCTTTGCGAAGGCGGAGGTTCGAGGTGCGAGTCCTCGCGGGAGCACCATTTCAGATTCCTCCGTGGCAGAGGTCAGCAATGCACTCCTCTCGTAAAGGAGACCATGCCGGGGCAGCGCCGGCCGGAGGATCACTTTCAAACGGAGGCCGTGATGTAACAGCCAGCATTCGATCCTGTGAAGATCGCCGAGCGGGGGCAGCACCCGTCGGCCTCCCCATTTCCAAAAGCGCGCGATGCCGAAATCGTCGAGGCGGCGGCTTGCAAACCCGCTCTTACCCGGTGCAAGTCCGGGCGCGCGCTCCATTTCGGGGCCATCGTCCAACAGCAGGACGACGCAATGGCATTGCGTAGATCGGGGTGCGATTCCCCGTGGCTCCACCATTTGGAAGGACACAACGTGTCCGGGCACGAGGAAGACAGCAATCCGCGCCGTTCGGATCGGCGAGACACTCGGGGCAGCACCGAGGTGCCCGACCATTTCAAATTCCGCCAAAGCGTTGGTAGCGACGCACGCCGCTGGTATCGGCGAGAGACCGGTGCAGCTCCGGTTGGCGGATCGTTTTGCCCTGTAGCTCAACAGCTAGAGCGCCCGGCTCTGACCCGGGAGGTTGATGGCGCGAATCCATCCGGGGCAGCCACTTTCTGGAAGTCAAAGCGGACGAGCGCGCCGCCGCCGGTTGGAAGCCGGATGGAGCTGCGACCGCAGCTTGTGGAGCATGTCCACTGACTTCCGCTTTGGGTCGCAAGCATTGCAGCGATGCAGCGGTCTCTTAAACCGCGGAGCACGGGGCAGCACCGTGGCGACCCACCAATTCCAACATGGAAGCTGAACCGGACAAGCGCGCCGGGACCGCCTCGAGAGCGGATCGTTCTGCTAGGCAGAATGGGGAGCATGACCTCCGGCTTCCGCCACTTTCCGCCGGCTTGGCAGAGCAGCCATGCACTCGTCTTGTAAACGAGATCAGACCGGGGCAGCACCGGTAGCCGGCTCCACTTGTAGCCCTGTAGCTCAATCAGCGGAGCGCCCGACTTTGAATCGGGAGGTTGATGGTGCGAATCCATCCGGGGCCGCCACTCATCGCCGCGCACAGCGCGCGGCATTCACGCGCCGGTAGATCAATAGCAGATCGCCGCACCGACATTGCGGAGGCAGGCGGGGCAGAACCGCCCCGGCGCACCATTTCAACAAAGCTCCCGTAGCTCAGCAGATCAGAGCGGCCGGCTTCGAACCGGCGGGTCGTGGGTGCAATTCCTACCGGGAGCACCATTTTTTCCCCGGCGTAGCCCAACAGCAGAGGCACTCCGCTCAGAACGGAGCCAGTGCGGGTGCAAATCCTGCCGCCGGGACCACTCTCGCTCCCGTAGCCCAACGCAGAGGCAGCGGACTTAAACCCCGCTCAGTGTCGGTGCGAATCCGGCCGGGAGCACTTCATCTCAATGCCCGCGTAGCCCAACAGAAGAGGCACCGACTTCAAACCTCGGACAGTGCAGGTGCAACTCCTGCCGTGGGCGCCAATGGAACGTGAACCGGACAAGCGAGCCGGGACTCTTTGCTAAAGAGATCGTCGCGCATTTCGCGTGATGGGGAGCATGCCCTCCGCGTTCCGCCATTTCATCAAACGCCCGTGAATGCAAAGAGCCGAGCGCCTCGCCTTTCAAGCGAGTCCTAGCCGGTGCGAGTCCGGCCACGGGTGCCATTTCAACACAACGGTCGCGTAGCCCAACTGGAAGAGGCACGGCGTCGAGAACGCCGCCAGTGCTGGTTCAAATCCAGCCGCGACTACCATTTAGAACCCGAAGCTTTGATAGCGAAGCTGCCGCCTTTTAAGCGGCTCAGGAGGGTGCAAGTCCCTACGGGTTCATCTTCTTTCCGCCGGAATGACAAACCCGCAGCCGAACGGCATCGCCGCGCCCGGTTCTGCACATCGGCAATCCGGCGGCATGGTAATCGGCTCACAACCGACTGGGTTCGACTCCCATCCAATCGATCCACGGTGGTGACCCGCACGCAAGTGCAGCCGCGACGCAGCCTGCGCAGCCAGCCGAAAGGCCACGCTGCCCGCTGCCGAGCGGTGGCCGCCGCCGTGGGTCGCAACTTTCAACCAACCAACAACCAACACCAACCATGACCATCGAACAGATCCTCATTCTCATTCTCGCGGTCGCCGTCGCCATCGGCGGCGTGGCCAAGTTCGTCCGCGCCCGCTACCGCCACGAGTTCATCGTGACCGAAGGCTACGCGGCCCTGCTCTACCACAACGGCAAGCTCGTCGATACGCTCGCCGCCGGACGCCACATCCGCTGGGGCCGCAACTACCGCGTCGCGCTTGTCGATACGCGCAAGATGTTGCTCCAGGTCGCCGGCCAGGAAGTGCTCAGCGCCGATAACGTCGGCGTGAAACTCAGCATCGTGCTCACCACGCAGATCGTCGATGCGGCCAAGAGCCTGCAGACCGCGGACAACCACGCGGCGCACATCTACAGCGCGACCCAGACGGCCGTCCGCACCGTCGTCGCTGGCGTCACGATGGAAGCGCTGCTCACCCAGCGTGTCGCCATCGGGGCACAACTCCGCGAACTCGTCGCGCCGCAGGCAGAAGCTGTCGGCGTGCAAGTCCACGCCGTCGAAGTGCGCGACGTGATGCTGCCAGGAGAACTGCGCAAGGCCTTCAGCGAAGTGCTCAAGGCCAAGCAGGAAGGCCAGGCCGCGCTGGAACGCGCCCGCGGTGAATCCGCCGCGCTGCGCAACCTCGCCAACGCGGCGCGCCTCATCGAAGGCCAGCCGGCGCTCGCGACACTCCGCTTCCTGCAAACGCTCGAAGCGTCCCATGCGGGCCAGACGTTCGTGATGAACGACCTCTCGGCCCTGCTCCCCTCGCTCAGTTCGCGTGGCACCAAGCCGTCCGCGACTGAGCCGGGAGAAACGTGAACAGACACAGTGAGTCACCTTCACAGCACTTGGGGCTCGCCAATTGAAAGGAGGAAAAGCTCCGTCGGTGGCTGCAATCCGGCAGCGCCGACGGGGCATTTCTGCTACGACAAAAAAGAACAAACACCGCTGCGCACTCGGAGTGTGTCCGCACGCTGCGCCCACCATTTTCAACCGAACCAAAACCATGAACACCAAAGACCTCATCCGCCTCGGCGTGCCTGTGGACGAGCCGATCAAGCTCGCGCACGAGTTCATCCAGAACTTCATCGCGCAGGGCCAGGACGGCGCGCTGCTTGAAGTCGAGATTTTCAACATCGTGGCCAATCCGCCGGCGTTCTTCGCCGACGAACTGCGTGCGCCGCTGGCCCGTGCGATCTATCGCCCGGCGTTCACGCCGCGCGCGGAACTCGCGCCGTGGCGTCAGTGGGGCGAGGGCCTCGAAGCCGAGGCGGTGAAGCAGATGGCCAATGCGTGTGCGCTGCCGGTGGCAGTGGCGGGCGCGCTCATGCCCGACGCGCATGTGGGCTATGGCCTGCCGATCGGCGGCGTGCTCGCGACGGACAACGCGGTGATTCCTTACGCCGTCGGCGTGGACATCGCGTGCCGCATGAAGCTCACCGTCTATGACCGCAAGGCGAACACCCTCGCCGGTCAGCGTGACCGCCTCGCGAACCTCATCGAAAGCGAAACGCGCTTCGGCATGGGCTGCGAGTTCAAGCAGCGCCGCGAGCACGACGTGATGGACGAAGACTGGAGCGTTTCGCCGGTGACAAACCGGCTGCGCGACAAGGCGTGGTCGCAGCTCGGCACGAGCGGAAGCGGCAATCACTTCGTCGAGTTCGGTGCGTTTACGGTCGAGCAAAACGATCTCGGCCTTGAGCCGGGCGAATACCTGGCGCTGCTCACGCACTCGGGTTCGCGCGGCACGGGCGCGCAGGTGTGCGATTTCTACAGCAAGCGCGCGATGGCCCGCCACGAGCACCTGCCGAAGGAACTCAAGCACCTCGCGTGGCTCTCGCTCGACGACGCCGACGGCCAGGAATACTGGGCCGCGATGAACTTGATGGGCCGCTACGCTGCCGCGAACCACGCGCTCATCCACAAGCACATCGGCAAGAAGCTCGGCGCGCACGTCGTCCTCGACATCGAGAACCACCACAACTTCGCGTGGAAGGAGCGCCACGTCGTGAACGGCGAAGAGCGCGAAGTCATCGTGCATCGCAAGGGCGCGACGCCCGCGGGTGCCGGCGTGCTCGGGATCATCCCCGGCTCGATGGCGTCGCCCGGCTACGTCGTGCGCGGCAAGGGTTCGCCCGAGTCGCTCAACAGCGCGTCGCACGGCGCAGGCCGCGTGATGAGCCGCACCAAGGCGATGCAGAGCTTCACATGGAGCGCGACCAAGAAGCTGCTCGCCGAGCGCGGCGTCGAACTGCTCTCCGCCGGCCTCGATGAGGTGCCGGGTGTCTATAAGGACATCCACGCCGTCATGGCCGCGCAGACCGATCTGGTCGAAGTCCTCGGCCAGTTTGATCCGAAGCTCGTGAAGATGTGCCCAGCCGGCGACCGCGCCGAAGACTGACGACCGCGGAGGCGGGGCGTGAACCGTTCCGCCTCCGCATCACTTCCAACAACCACTTTTCCAATGAACGACATCCTCAACAAATCGACCGTCCTGGTGCTCAACCGCAACTGGCAGGCGATCCATGTGAAGACGCCCGCGGAAGCGTTTTGCATGCTCGCCACCGGAGCGGCGACTGCGCTCGACGTGCAGGGCGATGACTACATCACGCCCGTGCGCTGGGACGATTGGCTCAAGCTGCCCGTCCGTGAGCACGACAACGCCGTGAACACCCCACGCGGCCCCGTGCGCGTGCCCACCGTCATCGTCGCCGCAAACTACGCCAAGGTCCCGCTGCGCCGCCCGTGCTTCGGCACCCGCGGCATCTGGGAGCGCGACGGCGGCGTGTGCCAATACACCGGCCGCAAGCTCTCGCCGAAGGAAGGCAACATCGACCACGTGGTCCCGCGCTCCCGCGGCGGCAAAACGTCCTGGGACAACTGCGTCCTCGCCCACCGCGAAGTGAACTCGCGCAAAGCGAACCGTCTCCCGCACGAAGCCGGCCTGCGCCTGCGCAAGCAACCGGTCGCCCCTCGCGTGGTGCCCGCGAGTGTGCTCATCCGCAACCACCACGGGGTCCGCGACTGGGAGCACTTCCTCGGTTAGCGCCGACTCGCCGCCAACTCCGAGCCGTTGTGTGTCTTTGACATGCAGCGGCTCGCATGGCGTCCACACCTGATTATTCCATCGGCTTCACCCGCGCCGAGGTGGAGGAAATCCTCGCCGCCCAGAAGGAGGAGCTGAAGCGCACGCTCGCGGCGTGGTCGGAATCGGGCTCGACGGTCACCAAACGCCGGATCGACGAGATCCATACGATCATCGCCGCGTGCCAGTCGGCGCTGCGGAAACTCGCCCCGGAAATCTACGGACGGCCCGTTCGTGTCGGCACGAGCGGGGTCATCGGTCATCTGCCCAAATGAATCCACTGCGCGCCATCGCCCGCTTCCTGCCTCGTGCCTGGTTCAGCCCCTACGAATCGGCCAATCCCTCGCCGCGCCGTGGACGTGTGCCGGGCGCAGCTCCGCGCGATGCGAAACTTGATCTCACACCAGGCACCCGGCGCGAGCTGGTCCGGCGCTCCCGTTACCTGCACAAGAACTCCGGCTTCGTCCGCGAGCTGGTCGGGAACATGGCCATCTACTCCACCGGCGACGGCATCAAGCCGCAGGCACTTTCGACGGACACCAACTGGAACAAGGCCGCCGAGGATTACTTCGCCCGGTGGGCCGCCCGCTGCGAAATCACCAGCCGGTTCTGCTTCGCCGAATGCCAGGCGCTGGTCTGCCGCGGCATGGATGTGGACGGCGAGTATTTCATCCACAAGACCCGGAGCGCCGATGGTGCGCCCCGGCTCCAGCTCATCGAATCCCACCGCATCGGCGACGCCGACCTGGATGACACGGAAGATGGCATCGGTTTCGACGCCTACGGTGCGCCCGCTTTCTACCGCGTCCTGCTCGACCATGGCGGTTTCCGGGACATCCCGGCCCATGTGATGCTCCATGTCTTCGAGCCGGAGAGCGCGAGCGCGGTGCGGCAGCCGCCCACCTTGCAGCACAGCGTCAATCATCTGCTGGACGAGATGGAGCTGCTCGCGCTCGAAAAGCATGCGGTGAAGGACAACGCGGACGTGTCCCGCGTGCTCAAGACCGAGCGCGGCGAACTCGACGAGGACGGCGACTTCGCCATCGGCAAGCCGGCTGACGGTGAAAAGAGTGAGCCGGGCGCGTTGCAGAAGATCATCGGCGGCAAGCTCGTCGCGCTGAAGCCCGGCGAATCGCTCGACAGCTTCCAGCCAAACCGGCCCAGCCCGACCTTCACCGGCTTCCTCGAACATCTGCGGCGCGACTCGGCGCTCGGCCACATCCCGTTCGAGTTTGCGGCCGACTCGAGCAAGATCGGCGGCGCAGGCGTGCGGCTGGTGGTGGCAAAGGCCGACCGCCGGTTCTCCTATCGCCAGCTCATCCTCATCGAGCGGTTCCTGAAGCCGGTATGGTTGTTCGTCATTGGCGATGCCATCGCCACGAGGCAACTACCCGAGGCAGAAAACTGGACGAAGGTCGCCTTCACGACTCCGAAGCGCGTGACCGTGGATGCCGGACGCGAGGCGCAGCAGAACCGCGCGGACGTGGAGATGGGAATCAAGACGCTCCACGCGCATTATGCGGAGCAGGGGATGGACTTTGCCGAGGAGATGGAAATCCGCGCGCAGAACGCCCGGGCGCTGCTCGACCTGGCGGAGAAATACCGGGTGCCACTGGAGATGATCTACCGCCCGAGCGGCGGCATCGAGGCCACGCCCGTCGTGGGCGAAGTGGAAGATCCGCCACCCCCGCAGCCGCTCAGCCAAGGTTACCGGTAAACCTTGCGCATGTGCGTCTCGCTCAACCTGACAAACCCTCCGGCGAGCGTGGCTTTGGCACTCTTTGGCTTTGGCGCTGCTGCTTTTGCGGCGATCTTTTTTCCTTTGGACTTCGGGGAAACCTGCTTGGGCTTTTTCGGCATCCGCGCACGCTGGGGAGCGGCATGATCGAAGTCAACGTGAATGCCGGTGCGCAGTTTCAATCGACCTCGCCGTTGACAGGCCGCGTCCGGCGTGACGCCGCTCCTTCACGCCATCCATCATCAGCCCTGGCTCATCACGCCCGAGGCACACGCCGCCATGGGCCGCACCGCCGGCCACGCCGGACTGTTCACCCAGCCACCGCCGCCACCGCCGGAATCGGAATTCCTGACCATCGAACACGGCGTCGGGATCGTCTCCATCTCGGGCGTCCTGATGAAGCGCCCGGACCTCTTTTCCCGCGTGCTCCTGGGCGCGACGGACATAGACGAGATTGCGGCGGCACTGATCGAGGCGCGCGATCGTGCCGATGTGCGGGCCGTGTTCCTCGACGTGGATTCGCCGGGCGGCACGGTCAACGGCACCCCGGAACTGGCCGCGCTCGTGGCCGACGTGTCCAAGGCCAAATACACCTACGCTTTCACCGACAGCGAAATGTGCAGCGCGGCCTACTGGATCGCCTCCCAGGCCGATGCCATCTACGCCACGCCCAGCGCGCGGGTCGGCTCCATCGGCGTGTTGCTCCCGATGCTCGATGAGACGAAGGCTTTCGAGCAGGCAGGGCTCAAGGTCGAGCTGTTCGCCGCCGGCAAATTCAAGAGCGTCGGCGTGCCGGGCGTGTCGCTGACCGACGAGCAGCGCGCGTGGCTGCAAGCCGACATCGACGAAATCTACGGCGACTTCAAAGCGGCCGTCCTCGCCCGTGGCCGACGCATCACCGCCGACGTGATGGAGGGCCAATGCTTCTCGGGCCGCAAAGCATCCTACAACTCGCTCACTTCCGGCGTCGTCCAGGATCGCGCCACCGCGCTGATGAAGCTGCGCGAGCGGCACGTCCAGCCGCCGGCGAGTTGACATCAAAACGCAGGCACAGATGAAAACCATCGACGAACAACTCGAAGAGGCTCTCGCGCGCATCGCGCAGCTCGAGAGCGACGCCACCGCCAGCGCAGCGCTGCTCACGGAATCCGGCCACCAGCACGAACGCTTCCGCCAGGAGATTGCCGCACTGACCAAGGAAAAGGACGCCCTCGCGGCTTCCACGTCCGCCGAACAAATCGCCGCGCTCACCGCCGAGAAGGAAACGCTCACGCTCGCCAACGGCGAGTTGACCGAGCAGCGCGACCAGATCGCGGGCGAACTCGCCACCGCGAAGCAATCGCTCACTTCCGCCGCGACCTCCGCCGCAGACCTCACGAAAGCGCAGGAACAGATCGCGGCACTCACGGCCGAGGTCGCCAATCTCAAAGCCAACGCCAAATCCGCCGAGCGCATCGCCGCCGAGCGTTACGGCGCCGCCAGCCCGCAACCGCTCCCGGTCACCTCGCGCGGCGACAGCAAGGCCGACGAACTCGTGACCCGCTTCAAAGCCATCAGCGATCCCGCCGAGCAAACCGCCTTCTGGCGCTCCCTCACCCCCGAACAACGCACCCTCATCCAAAACGCCCACTAACCATCCATCGTCATGCCCAACACCCTCACCAACGTCAAAGACATCAAGGTCGCGCAGAACGCGCTCCAGCCGTTCATGTCGGCGCTCCTGCCGATGCGCGCCTTCTCCACGAACTTCTCGCCCGAGCCGGCCGACAAGCTCGACACCGTCCGCGTGCCCGTCGTCGGCGCGCCCTCCGCCGCGAGCGACTTCGCGGGCAGCTACACCACGTCGGCGGACAGCACCATCGACGTCGTGCCCGTGCAGCTCAACCGGCACAAATACAAGACCGTCCACGTCACAGCGCGCGAGGCCGCCGAGACCGCGCTCAACGTGCTGGAAACCCTCGTGTCCAGCGCGGTCAAACAACTCGCGCAGGACGTGCTCCAGGATGTCTTCAGCGAGATCACCAACGCCAACTACGGCGCGCCGGCCATCGCCGCGCTAGCGTCCACGGCTTTCGACTACAAGAAAGTCCTCGGCGTGCGCGAGACGTGCGCGGGGGCGAAGATGCCGGTCAGCGACCGCGCCCTCGTGCTCGACGGCGCGTATTTCACGAACCTGCTGGGCGACGACATCGTGGCCAAAAGCTTCATGCCGCCAATCGCGCAGCCCGGCGTCGTCGAGGGCGTCATCCGCCGCCTCGCAGGCTTCGACGTGTATGAGACGAGCATCCTGCCTGAGAACGGCGAAAAGCTGGTCGGCTTCGCGGCCCACCCAAGCTGCCTGACCGTGGCCATGCGCTACCTCATGCCCGTGGCCGACTACGACGAAGCCGGCGCGGTCACCGATCCCGACACGGGCCTGACCTTCGGCTACCTGCGCTACACCGAGACGAGCAGCAACCGCATCTTCGTCACCGTCGAGTGCCTCTACGGCTTCAAGAAAGCCATCGGCAACGGCCTCAAGCGCATCGTGAAGCCGTAAGGCGCGGCTGAAATCATTCGGTGGTTGCAAAGCCCCGCTGCTGGAAACGGCAGCGGGGTTTTTGCGTCCTGCATCAGCCAGCGTTCCCGGCGGCGATATGCAAGGTGAGGCCGGCCTTTTTCAGTCGCGAAAGGCTCTCGATAACCTCCTCGTAATTGTCCCCAAGTGCCCACGGCTGCGCCACCACGATCTCGGACACTCCCAGCGATTTCGCTTCCGCACACATCTTGATGAAGTCTGCGAACTTTTCTTCGTATCCGGGCGGTGTGCTGTGCGGGGACATGGCGGCAAGGATAGTTCCGCGCCTTTGCATCAATGGCAACTTTTCCCGGCAATTGACAGCCGGCCGCGGGCATGTCGCTCCACGATGAAAAGTTCGCCGCCCTCACTGAAATCCTCGCCTCCACTGGCGAACCGGTCCTCTGGAAAGGCCGGACGTTTCAGGCACTCGTCACCGACAATCCCCTCGATCAAACCCTCGCGCTCGGCGGCTTCGAGGCGAAGGGCAACTGCACGATCAAAATTCCGCGCAGCGCTTTCTCGAACGAACGCCCGAAGCTCGGCGATCCCATCGAGTTCAACGGCGAGCCCTGGCGCATTACGCGCGTCACCGATCACCCGCAGTATCCGCTGCTCGTGCTCGTGGCCGAACCGCAGAACTGACCATGCTCGACCACGCCCTCGACGACGCGCTACTCGCCCATCTCAAAGCGCTGCCCCAGCTCGCCGCGCTCCACGGCTACACCGGCCAGGACAACGCGGAGCACAAGCTCCCGGCGCTCACCGTGAGCACCACCACACCCGAGGCGCTGGCCGGCTCCGACCTGGCCTTCAAGGGCGAGGTGGACGTGATCATCGAAAGCGAAGCGCACGACACTGCGCCCGAGGCGCACGCGGCGCGCGTCGAGTCCGCGCGGGCCGCGCTGGCGGATCGCGCCGCGGTCATCGCCGCGCTCAACGCCACCGACAAACTGCACATCTACGGCTACGCGGCCCTCGGCACCGAACCCACCGCGGGCGACGCCCGTTTCAACACGAAGCTCAAGTATCGCTTCGGCTTCGGCCCGGCGTGAGTTTTGACACGGAGTCCGAGGCAATTGTGAACGCCATTCAGCAAGCCCTCAGCAAACACCGGCAGGAAAAAGCCATGATCGAGAAGCGCGTCGCCGGCGACCAGCAGCGGCTGCGCGAACTCGACGCCGTCATCGCGGCGCTCGAAGCGATTCCCGCCGCACCCGCACCCGGCCCGGCCGCAAAGCCCAACACCAACCCGAGCTAACCCATGCCCGCCAACGACGTAAAATTCGGCATCTCCCGCCACGCCGGCGCGCTCATCGACTCGGTGGAAACCGACGACAGCGTGCAGATCAAGGAACTCGCCGGCAGCGACGGCGAGATCGCCCGCGTGAAACCCTACCGCCAGATGACCGAAGGCTCGGTCAAGGGCCACGGCGAACTTTCCGTCGTGCCCGGCGTCGGCGACCCGGGCGTGAGCGGCCTGCCCACCGGCGGCGTGACCGTCATCACCAACGTGAAGCGCAGCGAGAACAACGAGGATTTCGACGGCTGGGATTACAGCTTCAAACATTACCCGAGCGCGGAGGCCGTGGGCTGATATGGAAAAAGGCGACCAACTTTGCATCCTGCGCGCCGAGGTGAAGACCGAAGCCGACGCGCTCAACCTGCTGCGGCTCGTGGCGGCACTGGCCACGCTCGGCATCCCGCTCGACAACGACTGCCCGTATCTGGAAACGCGCGAGCTGATCGACGGACGCGAACGCCGACTGGTGACCTGGACGCTCAAGGCGCAGAGCGTGTGCGGGCAGCACGACGCGCGGAAACTCATCGAGGCGTGGCACGATCCGGTCTGGACGACGCAGAACGCGGAGCATCCCTTTACCTACATCGCGACCGCCTTCCGCAACGCCAGCCTGCTCGGCGCGGAAGTCGCCCGGCTCGCGCCCGTGGCGCTAATCCGCAAGGGACGGCGGTTCGCGCTCGTGCCGTTCGACGCCACGCCGGAGCGCCGCAAGGAACTTCTCACCGCGCTGGAAAAATGAACGAACCCGCACCCGATCGCACGCAGTCCAACATCGACGCCTTCATCGAGCCCGCGCCGGAAACGAGCGGCCTGAAGCTGCGTCCGTTCTCCGCCGGCACGCTCACGCTTTGCCGCGCGCTCGGGCTCACCATGATCACCGGCGCGGGCCAGGAGCAGCTCGAAGCGATGTCGGCGGACGACAAGCAGCGCCAGCTCACCACGTTCCTTTTCATCCAGTCGCAGCCGCTCGACGCGGTGAAGAAAGCCGTGAAGCTCGCGCGCGAAAATCGCGAGGCTTTCGAGGAGGAATATCTGCTGCCCTTCGAGCTGGAGCTGCCCGTGACGGCGATGTTCACCGCCATGACGCAGCTTGAAAGCAACCTCACCGCCATCGAGGCCGCGCAAATCGAGGTCATCGCGCGCCCAGCCGGTCGGAGCAAAGAAGCGCAGCCGCCCCCAAACTGATCGAGCCGGTGTGGACGGCGAGCTTCGTCTTCACACTGGCGCGAGAAACGGGATGGCCGGAGCACTTCATTTTTTGGGAACTGCCGCTCTCGCGGCTCCTGCAATACCAGCACTGCGCGCTGCGCGCGCATGACGTGTGGACCGTCCCCGTTGCGCCCGCGCCCGACCTGCAATTCGACCGGCTGCTCACCGGCTGGACGCCTCATGAAACCTGACCTCCGCTTCAACTTGGGCGAAATCAAACGCGCCCTCAAACGGCTTCAGCCGCATGTGAAGAAATCGCGCAGCGAACTGACCGAGCAGGCCGCGCGCGGGTTCGTCAAAGAGGTCGTGGAAATCAGTCCGCCGGGTGGGGGAGGGAGGCGTGGCAACGTGGCAAAGAAGACCGGCGAAGCCGCCATTAAATCCGATCTGGCGCGGGTGATGACCGGGGTGCGGGCGCGCAAGAACGTCGCCACTCAAGACCCGCGCGAGATTCATCAGCGGTTCCGCGACCTGCGCACCGGCCGCATCAATCCGCGCAACCTCAAGCAGCCCTACGCCGTGGATGCCTCGGCGCTGCGGGCGTTGCAGCGCGAACTCTTTGTCCGCGTGGGCAAGCTCGCCGGCGGCTGGAACGCCGGGGCGGCAAAGCTCGGCGTGAAGCTGCCCTCCTGGGTCGCGCGGCAGGGCCGCGGTCGCGGCGCGCTGGCCGTGGTGAACACCTTCCGGCTGTTCCGGATCACGATCATTAACGCCGTGAAATACGTTACGAGCGTTTCGGACTACGAACGGCGCATCAATTCCGCGATCAGCATCCAGGCGAACAAGATGCGGCGGCAGGCGGAGTTTCTTTTGACCCGCGCGCTCAAGCGTGGGGGATGGAAATAGCCAGCCAAAAAACCAGGTGTAGTGGGCTTGAGCATCAGCGCGGTTTCCGCTCCCGTCTGCTCGCGCCAAATGATTTCAGGATCGTCTTCTCGTTTGTCGTGAACCACGCGACAAGTGCAGCGAGTGGAGTCACAATGTGTCTTTCGAGTTTCTTAGGGTCGCAGAAATCCGCGGGCGTGATCCGCGGAATCACCTTTTGAAAGACGTAGCCACGTTCCGGGTTGTCGAAGGTCGACTCGAAGTTCGCCGGCGGCGGGACGATCGAAATGAGTTTGTCGGTGCTGCTGTCCGTAACTGTCTTATTTGCTCGGTACGCCGAGTAAACGTAGGCCGAGAAAGGATCTGCGCTTCCTACATGGAGCAAATTCTCGACTCCAGTATTTTCGATTCCAAAGGATAGTAAGGGTAATTCGGATTTTTTCCATTTAAGTAGCGGAAATGGCGTTAACGAGAAATAGCCATCCTTCTCGATCATGTCATCGGATTTGAAATTGCCGTGGTGCTTGGCGTGAAATGCAGTGCAGATTTTGCTGGCAAACTCCTTTAAGTGCCTCTCAACCTGAGTAGCGCAGTCTCTCATCTGAGTGATGGTTTCCCAGTTTTTAAGAACGCACTGGTGACTGGCGTCGAGTTTGTTTGTCATAGGTCGGTTCCTGAGTGTGAGGAAATAGAATTGATGTAAGCACCGAGGAAGACCACAAGGAGGTCGCTCTTTATTGGCAGGGCCACCAGCGCCTCCCTGAATGCTTGAAACAACGCGATGCGCCGAATCGGTATGAGGTTGCGAGGATGGAATCCCACGAGCGTTCCTTCATGTGCGGTCGTGGGCCGGCGTCCATCATCGGTCAGGAAAACCGCGACTCGGTGGGATTCGGGAATCTGCCGTTCTTTGCTGAATACGACCAGTGACGATTGAAGATCGGAGAACTGCCCAGCTCGCTCATGATGCTTGACCTTGTTCTCGATGAAGACGGCGAAAGCGCCCCGCTTGTATGCCACAACATCGACCCTGGCCGGCCTCTCCCGCTGAACGGTGTATCCCGCGCACGACGAGTCGGGGACGCCACAGTGTCGAAGCAGGCATTCCATGAAAACGCCACCCTGTTCGTGGCTTTCATTTTCGTCCAAGAACCACGCGACCACTCGGGAATGAGATAGTTCCCAAGTTTTCAGCCCGAACACATCAAGGATGTTCAGACGTGGGGTATAGGCTGAACGATCGTTGCGAGCCGCTTTGAAGGCCATGCCAAAATCGGCGACGACACGGGGCCACACCGAGGAGCGTGCCGCCTTTGCGCTGACAAACGCAGCAATCGCCTTATCGAAGGCGACGGTGGGGCATGCGGCTACAACACTCATTTTCAGATTTCTATCTTCTATGCAGACTTTGACGGTTAGAAGCGCAAATTGGAGATTGGTCAGCCTTCACGGGAAAATTTCACACACATTCTGGTTTGATGTCTGAGGACCGTGTTCTACCAATCGATCAGAGTGCGCACGTTGACGCCGCGCGGCGGGCATGCCCAAAGCCACCGCCGTATTCGATGCCGATGACAGCCGCTTCGGCGCGGCCCTGACGCGCATCAATGGCAGGATGCTCGCGCTGCAATCGCGCATCGCGAAGTTTGCCGGCGCGTTTCTGGCGATCCGCGCGGCGTCGCGTGTGGTGACGGCGGGGTTCGATCATTTCAAGCAGGCGCTCGACGTGGGCGGGCAACTCAATGACCTCTCCGCCAATACCGGCGTGGCCGTCGGCGATCTGGTTGTGCTCCAGCAAGAATTCGCCAACGCGGGCAAGTCGGCGGAGGACATCGGGCCGGTGTTCGGCAAGATGGCGAAGACGCTTCAGGGCGGCTCGGCGGACGACACGATCAGGAAGCTCGGTATCAATCTCGATGAGCTGAAAAAGAAGACGCCAGCGGAGCAGTTCCGTACGCTCGGCGCGGCCATCAACGCGGTGCAGGACCCATCGCAGAAGGCCGCGGCTTCGATGGAGATTTTCGGACGCAGCGGCGCGGACCTGCTCTCGCTCTTTTCCTCGGACGGCTTTGGCGATGCAGCGGCGCAGGTGGGTTCGCAGGCGCAGATTCTGGCGAAGGACGCCGCGCTCTTTGATGACGTCGGCGACAAGCTCGCGCTGACCGGCGTGAAGGTGCGCGGGTTCTGGGTCGGCGTGGCGGAGAAGGTCGCGCCGGTGCTCAAGCCGCTGCTCGACAAGTTCGCCTCGCTCGATCTGGCGAGCTGGGGGCAGAAGGCCGGCGAAGCCGTGGCCTTCATCGTCCAGGCGTTCGCGGATGGGAAGGTCGGGGATATCCTTTTCACCTCCGCGAAGATCGCGTTCGCCAACGCGGTGAATTTTCTGGCGGGCGCGCTCATGGCCGTGGCGCAGGCGCTCTGGCAGGCGCTCGTCGAGTCGATCAAGAACGCGATCACGATCTTTGAAATCCTGACCACTGCCGATTTCTGGGTCGGCATGGGCACGGCGCTCATGGGCATCGCCCAGGGCTTCATCGCGCTGCTGCTCGAAGGCGTGGCCAAGCTGCTCGACTACCTCAAGGACGTGCCGCTCGTTGGGGACAAGATTGGCGACGGTGCCCGGAAAATCCGTGAAACGGCGCGGGGCTTCCGCGACGCCGGGCAGGAGCAGCGCGATACCGGCACCGATCTGGTCACGCCTTCCGTGGACAAGGCCACGCAGCGGGTGCGCGACGCGTTTGCCGGCATCGGCAAGGCGTTCAGCGAGGGCTACGACAAGGGCAGCGGCCTCATCGACACGGGCGACTGGCAGCAGCATCTCGATGAAGCCATCGGCGGCGTGATGAATCGCGTGCAGAAGGTGTCCGAGAAAGCCCGCGAAGATGTGGAGCCGAAGAAACCCACCGGCGCGCAGATCCATCTCGATGACGAGGAGGAGAAGAAGCAAAAGACCAGGCACGCCGTCTCCGCCATCCAGCGCATCGGCGGTGGTGGCGGCGTGGCGCGGCATGACCCCGACGCCGCCGACCGGCGCAAGCAGCTCCGGCTCCTCGAACAGATCCGCGACGCGGTGAAGCAGAAACCCCAGGACCGGCACACGCCCGCCGTTTTCGCATGAGCGCCCCGCTGAAACTCAACGGCGTGGCTGGCTCGGTTTCCAAGACCGGGCTGGCCTCGATCACCGTCCCGTTCTACGTGGACACGCTGGCCGAGGCCCTCACGGTCACGCCGGACTTCGGCATCACGCTGCCGATGGTCAGCCGCCAGTTTCGTGAAACGGAAAATGGCGGCTTCGAGGTGAGCCTGACCTACGAGGGGCTGGAGAACGACCCCTCGGATGACCAGGCGGACTTCGAGCTGGATGTCTCGATGCAGGACGACCCGATCCAGACGCATCGCTCCTTCGCCGCACTCAAGGCGCTCTACGGCTGGGACGTGGCCGAGGAGCGTTTTCCGGAGAAGGATCCCAACCAGCAGCCCTCGCCGGCTTACGGGGCCGAAAGCTACCTCGCGGTGGGCGCCGTGTTTCGCATCACCACCACCAGGCGCACCATCCCGGGCAGCGTGCTCAAAGGCATCGGGCTCATCACGGCGGCCCCGCCCGGCATCGCGCAGTTCCAGATTCCCAACGCGGACGGCAACCGGAACTGGCTCAAGAGCGCTCCGAAGATCAAGCGCAAGGGCAACGCGGTGAACATCACCGAGGAGTATCTGCTCAGCGGACCGAAGGGCTGGCTCCCGACCATCTACTCCGCGGCGCAACTGACGTGATGGATTTCCATGTGCAACGCGGGGAGCCAATCCGGGCCGAGCTTTGGAATGCGCTCGTGGACGCCCTCGGGCAGGCCCAGATTTTTCCGGGCAAGGGCATCCGCCGACGCGTCTTCGATGGCCGGACCATGCTCAGCGCCGACCGCGTTCCGAGAACCGGCAATTCGGACACGCCCTACATTCTCGGCTCCACAAAATACGGCAGCAGCATGAGCGGCCCGCATGCGCACGACGACCCTCCGAAGTGGGGAGGGTTTGATGATGTCCCCACCTCGCAGAGCGATGCGTTTTTCGACCTGACCACGCCGCGCCTCGACGAGTGGCACCGCAGCCGGCGACCGCTGGCTCCGGGCGCATCGGCGTCGTCGGATCAGCCCACCGACAGCGTGATCCTCGATCTCACGCGCACGCACCTCGTGCCGGCCAGCCATTCCGGTTTCTACTGGTCGGATTTCGATCCGGTGGTGTATCTGGCGTCGAGCGGCTCCACGGGCCTCGGTGCCTATGATTCCGGCTATGTGCCGCCGTGGGGTTCCTTCCTCCGCTACACCTTCAAACGCGCCGCGCTTTTCGACAGCCGCAACCTCCTCGTCTCGATTTCCGCCGAGCAACTCATGGACATCGAGGTGGTGGATTATGGCAGCGGCAGCGGCGGCGTTCTGGCCGCGTGGGGCGGACTCCTCGTATGATCCGCACCGCGCTCTTTTCGTGGCGGGGTCCGTCGCCGAGCTACGGGCAATTCCTGCTCTGGGCCGGGTCGGTGCTCTACGCCCGCCGGATTTTTCCCCGTGTCGTGCTCGTCGCCGACAAGGCGGGCCAAAGCTGGCTGGTGGACATCCTCAAGCTGCCTTTCGACGAGGTGCTGGATCTGCCGGACTGGCCTGCCGAGGTGAACCACGTCTATGAGCTGCCGAAGCTCCACGCCTACGTCGCGATGTGCCGGGGCGGAACGCCGTTCGTCCACATCGACTGCGACGCCTTCCTGCGCCGCCGCCCGCCCGATGATTTCCTGCGCGCGCCAGCCGTGTGCGAGCACCTTTACGCGAACAAGGGCTTTCTGCGGCACGTCCACGCGCGCATGACAGTGAAGGGCGTGGCGCAAGACCCAGTCGAGGGTCGCGGGGCCGCGGGCGGCCTGATGGGGGGCTGCGCGACCGACGAGCTGGGGCCTTACGCGGCGAATGCGATCGCCGCCATTCTGCACCCGCAAAACCGTGCGCAAATCCAGCGGGAGAACGGCTACCAGGCGTCCTGCTATTTCGGGGAGTGCGCCTTTCACGAGCGATTCGCGGGCCGGATCAGTCCGCTGATCGGCCGGGCGTCTGCCGGCGGAAACGATTACTGGCGCGCAGGCTGGATGCACCTGGCCGGAAAACTCAAGCGCCAGCCGGTCGCGATCACGCGGGCGGAGTTCCAGGTGATGGCCGACCACGGCCTCGCCGCGTGGCAGCACATCCGCGATTGCTTCGACCTCATGGTCTGGGGCGAAAAACCAAGCTGGCCCGGCCGCAGCGCGAGTCCGGCCTTCGCTCTTTGACAGCGCGGGATCGTCATGCGGCTTTTCCTCAACAACGGCATCGTCACGACGGCCATTCACCTGAGCCTGGCCGCCAACGCCAATGCCCGGCGCGGCGGACGCGAGCAGGTCGAGCTGCAGCTTCATCGGGACCGCGTGCCCGAGCGCCTGCCGGAGAACTGGCTCATCCTCCTCGGCGTCAAGGAAACCGGCCGCTACGACGCGCCCGCCTTTCTCACCCAGGCTTCCGATTGGACGAGGCCCGACGCGGACGAGGGCTTCTACACGGCATGGCTGCCCACGGACACCGGGCCGATCAATAGTCTGCTCCACCACGACGAAGACGACACCAACGACATCCCGGCCGTGGCCACGATGGCCCAGATCGACTGGCGGCCGGACCTCAACACCCCGCCGAGCAAGAGCCAGTCATTCACCGTCAATTTCCAAAGCGCCGTCAACAACGGCGACGAAACCCCCACCGAGCCGGAAATCCCCTTCGCGGCCCTCTTCCGCCAGAAATACCTCGCCGTCGCGGACGCCACCGCTCGCCTGGCGCTCACTGTGGAGCATGTCCACAACGGCGACGTGGTGCGCGAAATCGGTCGCGCGGAAGTCACAAAGATCACCTGCCTCGGAAGCACTTACGCATCGACCGCTCAGGTTTTGTCGTTTAATTTAGAGTCAGGCCTCGGGATTTACCTGGGTGGAGTTGGCTTCCTCATCGGCACGACGACCGATCAGGTGCTTGTCTGGTTCTATAACGGTAGTGGAACACCCCCGTCCGTAGGTGATCGAAGCATCGAGGTCGTTGTTACTGGCGACTTGGAATTCCTTACGGGATTCCAGTTGGCAGAAATGGCCGCAGCGGCTATTGACGCAGATGCCG